ACGCTTGTGCTGATCGGTCTAGCAGCAATGGCAGTGGCAGCCGTGATGGCGATTCATCTACTGCTCATGCCTCTGCGGATCTTCCTGGCAGCGCAGGTGTTGGTGGCGTTGAATTCGGTTCTGACGCTGCCTCTTCAGACGTTCCTGTTCTACCTCCTGACGCTGCTGCGGGTAACAACGATATACGACGAAATACTAAGCAACTTGCTGTACTTCTTGGGAGCAGTAGTGCTGATGCTGACGCCGTTCTACCACCTATTCGGCCTGGGAGCGATACTGCTTTTCCCATGGTTAATTGCTCAGACGGCCAAACAAACAGCCCTGTGGGATATGGTTCTTCGTCTGCGGATCGTGACCATTCCAGTGAAGATGCTGATCCCCGTAGTATCGATTCCCGTGGCACTGGCGCGCATTCAGTTCTGGACGATCATAGCGGTGATAATAGCGGTGATCTAATTACTCGATCTATTGGTGACTCTTCTGTAACTGATTGGGAGTCACGCTATAAGCGGCTTCTCATAGCTAATGAAGAGCACGTACCCATGGAGCTGTTGCCTGATTCTCGTAATGAGAGTGTGTTGCGTGACTACGCACGGCGGTTACGCATGTTTGCTGAGGAATCCCACACCGGGGGGCATGTTGACAGGGTGCAGCAGGCAGCCTCAACGCCCTCCTATCGTTCCGCAAATGATATGGCTAACAATCTTTTTAAGCTTTTGCGGAACGGATAACTAAGACTTACCAGCGTTTAGAAAAAACAAATTACGAAAGGTACTAACAATGGCTGACACGATTACTCCCGCCACCTCACGGCATGTTGAGCCGGATGTGAATATGCAGGATCTGCTCAAACTGGGCAGCTCCTACGGAAACAATAGCGTTCTACCACTCTTCGCAATGGTCAACGCCGCACAACAACGCACCTCCGTCTTGCAGCAGATTTCCCCAAACTACCCCATGACTCTAGGCGACAACTTCATTATGGATTCGATTGAGTCCACCGCCTATGTTGTCGGCGAAAACAACTGCAAGATTGCTTCTCCCGGTCAGGAGTTGGGTGGCCGTTCTATCCGCCCGTTCAAGATCGCGGCTGGTATCCAGTACAGCATGGAGGATGAGTTGCGGGGCGGCGAAATGCTCATGCAGAATATCGTCACCTCGCTGGCTTCCTCCATTGCTAAGCAAATCGATATGGCCGGTATCCTCGGTCGCCAATTGTCTAGCGGTGAAGTCCTGGAGAACAGTAGCGTCCAGTCGATTGCCCAGCACTCCACCCGCCTGAATGTGTCGGAGAAGACTCCGGCGGATGAGACCCTTTTCGAGGCAGCTGAAATCGTCACCAGCAACGGGTTTACTCCTAATGGTCTGATTTCTACCCCTGCACTGCAGGCGGCTTTGCTTGGCCAGCGTGATAAGAATGGTCAGCGCATCTACGGTGACGGTACCGTTCTTGGAGGCAATTTCGGCTCCATTGTTGGCCTTCCCCAAACCATCGTCACCAGCAACTTTACTGGTAATGGTATTGATGGCGGGGATATTAACCCGGATCATGTGATCGGCATTGTTGGCGACTTTAGCCAGATTGTTTTCGGCACGGTCGATATTGATAGCTGGTCGTACCGTCGCTTCGATTGTGGCGACCCGTTCGGCATGGGCTATGACTTGGCACTGCGTAACCAGGTTGCGCTGCGTCTCGAAACCGTTGTGGGCGTGGGTGTTATCAATGATGGTGCCTTTGTGACTATTGCTGCGCCTGGTACCCCGGTTAATCCGCCTAAGCAGGCTAATAAGCGGGCACTCTAGGCGGTAACCGATGCTACTGCACTTGTACAGTCTGAAGCGGGTCGCATCGATGACCCTAGGGGACACATGTAATTGTGATAATGAGGAGTCACTTCATGAGGCTAAGAAACGGCTCATGCCCTACCTTGACCGGGTAGTGGCGGAGGCTGAGACTGTCGCCCCGTGTTTAGCGAGTATCCCTTCATTGTCTAAGTCTCAGCGTGTGTTGGCCTCGGGGATTATCGAGGATGCGGCGATTCGACTGTATAAGCGAGACAGTATGGTGGCGTCCAATGCGGCGGCTGTGCAGTCACAGACAGTGGGGGAGTATACCGTTTCGTTTGATGCGGCTAGGCCTCTGCTAGGTTTCTCGTCGTCTGGCAGCGTGTTCAACGCGGGTGAGAGAAAGCAACTACGCAGGCTGTGTGGTGGCTGTTCCTCGAATGCTTACACGGTGTCAATGATTGGGGACGGTGGCTGCGATGAGGGCTGCACTAGGTGTAGGGAGTGCCCATGATATTCCCTGTTACTTATCCGGCGGTGCTGGCTAGGCGGCGTTACGTGGGGGCTGATTGCCACGGCAATGACCTTTATGAAACGTCTAAAGAGAAGATCTGTTTGATGGGTGTTACCCAAACCTGCTCCGAAAGGGAGGATACGGACGGTAACACCTACACCAGTACTGTGAAACTCTATCTCCCAGCCTGCGTCAAGGATATTAAACCCTACGATGTCATCACTGTGGATGGTGAGACAGTGTTCACGATTCGTGAATACCCGAAACAGTACAGGTCACCATGGCCGTCACTGCCACTGGGTGAAGCCCCCGGGCAAGTCGTCTACGGGGTGAGGAAAACAACATGAGTTTTATGGAACTTGAGCGCATGGTGTTCAACTCAGCTGCGTACAGGGAGATTCTCTGCTCGGACGGTATGCGGAATCTAGTGGAGGACGCTACCGGCATGATGGCTGCTGAGGTAGGTGAGTCAGCCCCCTACTACACGCAGAATCCGATTCTGCAGGGTGGTGGGCAGCGTCAACGCTGGAGGCAGTCTATTAACGCTACTGGTAAGGATGGCATGTGGGCGGAGTCTAAGGCGGCTCTCCTGCGTGCTATGGAGACGATGGCAGCAGGTGGTGGACAGTGACCGAGCGCAGTCTAGGCAGAATCTCTGTTACTCCTGTTGATGTTGAATCCATCCTTGTCGAGTATCTGCGTGACACGCTCAATATGAAGGTGTCTACCAAGTACCCGAAAGACATCACACCGGAGAATGTGGAGCCATTCATCGTGCTGTCGACGGTGAGTTCCACCATTAAGAATGTGGTGGTGCAGAGGACTATTCTGCACGTTGATTGTTTCGCAGGCTCTACCGTGGATGCTTTCGATTTGGCGGCGAAAACGGCTGCTTTGCTCACCTCCTATAACCGTGTTCACTGCAGAATTGAGCAGGAGCCGATACCGGTAGGCAGGACGATTGACACCACCTGTGCGTGTTGTGCTCTGCAAGTAGCAGTGACGGTTAAGACTCGCACCACTGAGTTTCAGCGATCAACAGATTTAGTTAGTTAGGAATTAGAACAATGCCATTGAAAACCAATATCGACGGGGTGACCGAGTTCCGAGACTCGGAAGGTAATCCCTCCAACATTCTGGTAGCCAATCCTAATACGGGTGGGTGTGCCTGGGTCGCCCCCATGGATTGCGACATGACCCTGGCAGAAATTAAGGCTATGCAGATTCCGGAGAACTTCTCCTGCCTCGGCTACATTTCCGAGGACGGTGTGAAGATCACCGAGGATCACAAGGGTGATGATCTGCATGCGTTTGGCGGGTCTGTCGTGCGTACTATCTTCTCCGATTACACGCTCACTCTGGGTGTGTCTTTCCTTGAGTATTATCGTCCTGAGGTTCAGGCGATTGTGCGGGGGAAAGGCAATGTGAGCTGGGAGGATGACGGCGAAAACCTGGGAATGGTGATTAAACACAATAGCCGTCGACGTTCCCGCTTCCAGTTCATTTTCGACATGATTGACGGTGAGCTTGGGGATGATGGTCACGTCCGCCTGTGGCTGCCTAACTGCATGGTGACGGATATTAGTGACACGACGTTTAGCCACAGTGACGCTACTGTTATTGAGGCTACCTTAACTGCGTATCCTCATTCGTGCTCTGGAGTGAACATGTATGAGATTGATTCTCGTACGAATGCTGTTCTTGAGTGCAAGTGCCCTGAACGATAAGAAAGGAACCCCGTGGCCGCTAAGAAAACCCCGGTAAAAAAGACTCACCGCTACGAGTGCAAGCCCGTCGACGGTAACGCCTCCACCTTCACTTTCGTGGGATTAGACGGGACAGAGGTCGAGGTTCCCCGCCTGGCTTTCATCCCTGCCTCATATTTGACGAATTTGGATGTGGAGAATGCGGCGGAAATGCAGACTCTGCTAACTGATATTGCTGGTGAAAAGACTGCTGACTATATCGCCTCGTTGCCGCTGGTGTATATGCAGCAGTTCTTTGAAGCTTGGAATGCTGACAGTGAGGATTTACTGGGAAAATAGGTTTCCTTATGCGGCTGCTGGATGATGTGGAGCTGCGTGGGATGCTGACCGCTGACCTATTGGATATCGGTATTCACCTTGAAGAAGTGCCTTATGAGGATTGCAATTGGCCGGAGCTTTGGGCGTTCGTGGCGTATTCTCAGCCCCGGCATCGCATCTTCAGTAAGGTGCACACGAGTTGTGAGGATTGGCAGGGGGCAATGATGTGGACTAGTCCGATGATGACGAATCAGCTGCTTTCTGCCATTCTTCATTCCTCCCTGGTCTCTCTGTGGGCTAAGGGCGGGGGTAAAGGGGCTAAGCCTAAGCCGATTGAGACTCCGTTTAGCGGTAAGAATACGGGCGGTCGGACTGTTAAAGGCCGCGTGATGAGTGGCACTGATCTTATGAAGGCCTTGTATCCCGGGATGGAGGTTGAATAATGGCTAACGTGACAAGCAAGGATATTGGTCTTGCTTTTGTGAAGATTCAGCCTTCTATGGAGGGTTTCGCGCCGGCGTTGAAGCGTGGCGTTGGTGAGGCACTGGGTGAGGTTAACGCGTCGGCTGGTGAGCACGGTGAAGGCCTAGCCAAAGAATATGGTGTTGGTGCCGAAAAGGCGATGCCAGGCGCCCTCGCCGCTGTCGGCAACAAGATGAAAGCCTCCCTCGGAGAGACACTCAAAGGCGTAGCAGAGTCAGCCGGAGTCCTGGGTGCTGGTGCCATGATCGTTGAGACTGTGGGGGGGGCGTTGAAAGGCGCGGTAGAGCGCTACAAGACACGTGACCTTTTTGAACTCCAGTTAAAGGGGATGGGGTATTCCAAGGCTAATGTGCAGCGAGTCGCTGATACTGTTCTGGATTCTGTGCGCGGTACACAGTTCAAAATCCAGGATGCCATGAAGGTGAGTAACCAATACCTCATGTCTGGTGGCGCGGTATCCGGGCTGGAACGGTATATGAGTGTTGTCAAGAATATGGCGACGTCTGCTAACCGGTCTATCGAGGATATTGGTGATGCTCTGATCTCTGCTAACGCTAGTGGAGCGATGACGGGCGATACGATGGAGCGCCTGCAGGAGCGCGGTATCGCAGCCAGGCAGGTTATCGCACAGCATTTCAATATGAGTCTTGATGAGGTTGATAAGGCTGTACGCGCTCGGACGATCAGTTTTGACCAGTTCCTTGAGGCGATGGCGTCTGACCCTAAGTATGCAAATATTGCTAACACGGTTGGCGGCTCCTTTGAGGCGAATATAGGCAACATTAAGTCTCGCTTGGCTGAGCTTCTCGAAAATGTGATTAGCCCGATGTTGGATTGGGTGTCGGCTAAAATGCCGATGATTCTTAACCAGTTGAGTAGAGTCAATACGTACTTTGAATCGCATCGTGAGCAGCTGAAAGTTATTGTGCACCTGTTGGCCTTTATGGCTGCTATGAATCCGTTTAACAAGCTTATGGGGCAGGCTTGGGCGTTTATTAAGTCACTGAATGAGGTACGTAAGAGAACGCTTGAGCAGATCGAGGCATCCTCTATCCTCCGATACCGTAACGGCGCGCTGGCTAAGTCATTCCAGATTGTCGCATTCACAGCTAATACTGTGGGTAAGGCAATGTGGGGGGTAATGAAGTCAGTCGCCCCGCTATTAATCTTTGATGTGCTCACACGGCTGGTTATGGAGTTGGATAAGCGTTTCCACTTCCTCGGCAAGGTATCAAAGTGGGTAGCTGACCGTATCTCAGACGTTGTTAATGTTGTTGTAGAGCTTGTCGAGTGGTTGCAAAAACTCATCGATAAGTTCAATAACTGGCTTTATATCAAGAGTCACGGGAAGCACGGCTACAAGGGGTCTAAGCATTACAAGCCGCAGCGTTCCAGTTCTAGGAAGTCATCTACGGCTGAGCCGACTTTCCAGGGTCACCAACCGGAGAGTTACACGCCTGCGTCAATGCCTGTTTCAGGTGTGGAAGAAAAAGCAGCTTCTGCGAGTAAGGCTGCTACAAAGTCGGCTAAAAAGTCCCAGAAGTATACTGAGAATGCCGCTAAGAAACAACAGAAAGAAGCAGGAAAAGCTAACCGTGAAGCCGAAAAGGAACGAGAGCGCGCTGAAAAGTCCGAACAGGAGGCTGAAGAAGAACAGAAAAAGCGAGAAAAAGAACAGTATGAGCAGGTGGACAAGTACGCCAATAAGTCGTTGGATGCGGTGCAGTTTGCCTCCCAACAGGCCTCCACATTGGCACAGCCGTTTATCACGTCTAAGGGCGGTAAGGCTCTCGCACAGTCACTGTCGACACAGGTG